AGCACTTGGAGATTGTTATCTTCACAAAAGAGTCTTTCTACAAAACCTGGTAGGTCTGCAGCACAGTTTAGACTACCAGCAGGTACAATATGATCCACGTTGATTTTCTTTTCAGGAAACCATCTGGAACATTCTGCACACTGGTATTCAAACTTTTGTCTTTTGTTAGGACCTTTATAAGCTCTACGTGCTTTTAGTTTACATATCAAGACAGGTTTCCACCATCTGGATTTCTGTCTTAGGGCACTTCTAATAAAAGACCAGAATGCTGATTCCGTCATGGTACCAGCATTCCTTGTCTTTGGGGATTTTGGTTTTTTGGATATGGCTTTCTTAGCAGGACGCATTAAACTAATTTTTTGTCTAAGATAGGAACTAATCTATTACGAACCTCTTTAGGACCAAAATCTTTTATAGAGTCTGAAACGTCTTTGCTCATAGGTAGAACGGCTGGCTTAACAAATGGGTATCTTTCCTGATACTTTTTCATAGATTCTATACCTGCTGTATCATTATCAAACAATAGAATAATGTTTTTATACTTCTGCTGCAGTTCTTCCATTACAGACTCTTTAAGCATGGTATTTTCACTGTCAGGTGCTATGACATCTATGTGTAGCTTTAAAGACTTAATAGCCATAACATCTTTAAGACTAGAAGTTATGACAATATTTTTAAATTCTTGAATCTGCTCCCATCCCTGTACATAATCTGTTATCTTAATAAACTTTTTGTCTAGGGTTTTGGGCTGGTATATCTTATATAGACTACCATCGGTTTTAAAATAACCGTAGAGATAGAGTCCTCTAATGCAGAGTTCATTATCATCCTTAGTCATACAATATTTCTCTAAAGGTTTGACATGATGAGCCTCAAGTAGTTTAGATCCAATGTTGAACTGGGTCCAGAAATATTGATCTTGTGTACTCCATTGTCTCACCTTAAAGCTTGTCACTTTATATCTACTAGCCTGTTTGAATTCTTTGATATCATATCCTCCATTGTTATGTAGTACAAAGTCATTATAGTTTTCTATAACCATTGAACATGCTGCGTGATATTTTAGACTTTTGTATTCTTTTACAAAATCTATGGCAGAACCTCCCTTTCCTGTAGAAAAATCTTTGAACTTATATTGTCCCGATCTATCTACATATATACACATACTGGGCGTGCGTTCTTTAGGATTGAAAAGACTTTTAATCTTTATATCCTGACCACATAGTTTCTCATTTAGCTTACAATAGTTCTCAAATATCCATGTAACAGGAACATCTTTTATATCGTGTACTAAGTTTTTTACTTTAAACATGATTCGAAAATAATAAAAAAGGGGATGTAGAAACACCCCCTTCTTGTAAAATTAAAATAAAACCATGGAATAATTACATTTCAAAATCATCAGATGCAGGTGAAAAACCAGAAATTGGTTTTGTTTGAAGAGCCTTATAGTGGTATTGGTTTTTCTTATCAAACTTATCTAACCTGTCTTCATCTGTAGAACAGAATTTATATCTAGGTAGGGACAACTTGATGATTGTTTTACCATTATATTCTTCTTCTGTACCTTTCAGGAAGAAATACATATCATGACCTTTGAGAATATTAACTGCTTTTTCTACCCACTCTTCTAGTGTAGCAGCTGAAATAGCATTAAGCTCATCTCTCAATCCAAGTTGCTCGGAAATAATAGTGAGCTTATACATGATTTCATTTTTCATAACGTTCACTTCGTTATGTTGATCTGTCCAAGATGTAGATATAACTCTTGCAGACTGACCTTTAAACTTAGGCCCATTTTCGTTATTGCGGTCTACTAACCAACCCTCAAAGTTTTCTAATTCAGGTCCTTCTAAAGTTAACTCTAAACACTTTTTTCCTGTGTTCTTAGATTCTTTAACTTTTGCATCATAAATGTGTGCATAAACCACTCCTGGTTGAAATGTTTTGGAGATTCCTCCGCCTTGTTTGACTTCTTGTCCTTGTGTACTAAACATGTGTTTAAATTTAAAATGAATAATTAATTTTCGTAGTTAATAATAGCTTCTCTTACATACTGCAGATCATTTAAGATCTCAAAGGTAGGGAACATGTCTTTAGGAGATTTACATGTATTCTCACCGTTAGTTTGCGTTTCAAATACATAACGTATCACTCCATCTTTGTTCTTCTTAGCTTTACCAAATAGTACAATAGAGAATAAACCTTCTAGTGTTAGCTTTTCATCTACCATTCTACCAATGGTTTTAGCTTTGAATTTACGTTTACCTTCTAAGTCTGTTGCCTCTTCTGCATGTGTAAGAAAGAATATCATTAAATCTTCTCTTAGATCTTTTGGTATTCTAGCTATGCGAGCAAGATGTGCACCAATCTTTGTAAATTTTTCATAACCTTTCTCATCTGCCTTGTCAAAAAACTCAAAGCTTGACATATACTGAAAGTCATCTATAACAATTGTTTTAATCTCAGGACGTTTTTCACTTACATACTTGAGACATGCTTCAATGTTTTCAGCACTAGCTTTGTCATACATATTACCAGCAGGATTATCTCTGCTCCATAATGTGTACTTCTTTTTCCACCCCTTAAATGGAAGAGGTTTGTTAGCTACATTAATAATAAATGTTTCTTGTGGGTTTAAAGTTTCGATACTGGTTGATTTACCAGCACCAGACTCTGCAATGATTAAAATTCCTTGTGCCATATGTTATTTGTTGTTTTTAATTAAATCATTTAACCATTGTTTTGCACTTACAGGTTTACCTGTATGGATAGCATAGTAATCTCTGATAGTCATATCAGAATAGGGAGCATCTTCCATAGGAGCAGGAGCTTTATATGCTATTCCTGATAAGTTTGATTTTAAAATACTATCGCTACTTGTTACTGCTGAAGATTTACTAATAGCAACTGAGCTTGGATTAACCACTCTTAGCTCTTCAATTGGAACAAGGTAAGATCCTTTTTCGTTTAACTCATACTCTTCGTCAAAAGAATTACTAGGTGCAACCCTGTAAACTTTTCTTTCTGGATCAGCAGGATCTAAAGATCTGTTAATTAATTCAAAGAAAAAACCTTTTTCTTTTTTAAATTCAGATGCAAATATTCCTACAACCATTCTACCTTGTTGATCATAGAATGGCATCTTCATGTTGAAGTCTCCACGTAATATACCAAGATCTGCTATAAGCTCTTGATGATAATCACGAATGGCTTCTAACTTGGTTTTTTTCCAAGCATCTGTTTGTGTCTGTTGGTTTAACTGAAATGTTGACATGTTATATGTATTTTGTTATTAAATATTTATATCGGCTTCTCTGTTTCTGCCGCTTCCTCCATTTCTTCTAGGAGTAAATGTATTATTTACATTAGGAGGAGATATAACCTCTACCATTTTTTGTTTTCTAAAGTCACCGTTTAAGAAAACAATATTTGTATCATCAGATCCGTTTCTTGATTTTAGTATATGTAAGAAAAGATCTTCCGACTTACACATATATTGCTTAGGACCATATATGGGGATATCTGCTTTATATGGTCTTGTTAATACTAACACCATATCAGATCCCTGTTGTAGAGCATCACCACCAAATATGTCACTACTGGTAGGATAGTTTCCTATACTACCCGGTGTTTTTCTAGCAGGGTCATCAATACTTCTGTTCAACTGAGAAATCATAAAGACAATGATGGGAAGTTCATTTTTTACTTTCATCAACATTTCTACAGTGTTGTATAAAGTGTTTATCTTTTCCTTCTCATCTAACCCTTTTTTAACCAACCAGCTATGATCTAAACTTATAAGCATAGGTTTACCACCTAGTGCGTTATAATAGGTGTGAATAGCTTTTTCTATATCTTTATGTGTAAGGGGAGTGTTTATTTGAAATCTATGAATACCACTGGATTCTAACTCTTTTGTTTCTTGTACATACTGCTTCATTTGTTTAAAGGAAAAATCATCAAGTTCTTTCGTTGTACTCAGAACCATATTATAATCCAAAGCAGTGGCAGCAACAAAAGCTCTTGTAGCGGATTGTTTACTACCCATCTCAAATTGAAACTCAAGAATGTTAAAATCTTGACCTGGATTTAAAATCCTAGATTCTCGTAATATCTGAGAAACAAACATTGTTTTACCAGAACCAGGTCTTGCACCTATTGTGACAATGGAATTCCACTCTAAGCCGCCCACTCCTACATCATTTAGAGTGGGCCAGGGAGTTCTAAAAGATTGTATCTTACCTTTTTTTCTATCTTCTATGTATTGAAGTCCCTCTTGTAATATCTCAAAATATGTCTTTGCACCATACGGTCTTTCTTGTGGGGTTGTCATTTGTGTTATTGTATTTTTGTAATAGTAAAGTTATACAATTTCAATGAAAATCCCAAAACTATTTCTATAATAATCCATTTAATAAAACTAATATCTACAATAAAACTACTTATCAATAACCAGTTAATTACACTAAACAAAATAGCTATGATAATGGCGTGTACTTGTTTTGAATTAATTCTCATTCTGTTGTATTTAAAATTTCAGGGTTGTCTAATATCTGCTGACAGTAATCAGCTAGCTTAGATGTTGTTTCTTTTGTTTGCGGGTTAGTTTTCTTTATGAAATAACTACTTGTAACCATGTACATATGACCTTTCTTCTCGTATATTATGTTATAATAGTCTGTAGCATCTAATACCAAATCCCAGTCATATTCTGGGTAGGTCTTGAAGAACCATACAAACTTGTCTTTAAGCTCCTGTACAGATTGTCTGGCTAGTTCACCGCTAGGTAATCTTTTCTTAGGCCAGGCTTCTCTATATTCATTAACTCTATTTAAAAAGTCTTCACCTAAAACTTCCTTTGCTACCTTACCTTTTTTCTTTACTATATATATTTCAAATTCATCTAATATCTTATAAGCTAAAGCAGAAAGATTTCCATTTTCATCCATTAATCCTTTTGACTTAGCTATTAATTCTTCTGCTTGTGAGTTTATTATAGATGTAGGTTTTATATTACATCTGCAGCAGTCTAGAAAATAAATCTGATTTGGACTTATATTATACTTTATTATTGCTGACCAAAGTTGGTGAGTTACGATATTTGGCATCTTCTTTTATTTCATTTAATATTTTAATGTACTTCTCCTTGTATGTAGGATCTGTTTCCATTAGATTTGCAAAGGTTCTTAAACTATGGATAATTGTAGTGTGATCTCTTTTACCTAAGAAATTACCTATTGTTTTTAAGGAAAAGTTCATACTTCTAGCTATTGTACAGAACATTTGTCTTAGTTCTACCAATTCTCTTACTCTAACTTTAGAAGATAGTTTTAGCCTTTTACCAAAAACCTCAGGTAAATGAGGTTCAAAATAAGAAGACAATTCTTCCAAACTTAAATTGTTTACCATTTTTTCTTCTAAATCTGAACGAGTTAACACTGTAGGGTAGTAACCCACCTTTTCATAAAATGCTTTCAAAAAGTTTTCTATAAGTTCTCTTTCAACTTTTTCGCTGTATTCTTCTGCTGTCATAGTAAAATTTTAATTGGATGTTATGTAAATAATTAGTATATTATACTGTAGAATCTACTTATTTTTTCAAAAGTAATAAATGTTTCTACGTAAAATCAACCTATTTAAAAATTAATTTAATGATTTAGAAAACTTTCTAATATGTCAGGAGTAAAGTCTTCTTCTGTAGTAACTAATATAAAAGTTTGGATATTTCCTTCTCTTGTTACAATCTTAGCCATGATGATTTGGCGTGATGTAAATGAACTTAGATCAGACGTTAAACAGCTGTTAGCTGAGTCTAGCTCTAATAAAGTCAAAGTAGAAAACCTTGAACGAGAGGTTCAGCAGCTTAACCAAGCTGTGTTTAAAATACCAAAACCTATTGGTAGTGTTCCACAAGATGATGATAATCATAGAGTTAGTACTGTCTATGCTGTATTAAACAGAGATGAATATATAATTAAAAAGAAATTCGTACCCTATAAAACTTATTAATATGGCTTGGACAATATTTGGTCAGTTAGACTGGCTTACTACTAGAGTGAAAAGACTGTGTTGTGCTGTAAAAGAACTCCAAGAAGGAGGTGGCACTGCATATAAAGTGTATAGAGCTACCATGTATCAACAAAACGATAATCCTCCTGTTGTCACTGTCCTTGAAAATACATTAGATGGAGATATTTTTTGGGAATATTTAGGGGTAGGATCTTATCAAGGAACACTTGTTGGAGCCTTTCCTTTAGATAAAACTCATATATTATATAATCATAGAGTTTCTGATGACAGTGGTGCTAGTTTATATGATGTATACATGTTTAGAAATAGTAACGATTTACTTCAAATAACCACTTGGAACGGAGGTGTTCCTCAAGATGGATTAATTAGCGGAGGTGTAGCTCAACTATCAGTGGAAATAAAAGTGTATCCGTAAATATTTTATGACATTAGTAAAGAAAATAAAGCCAAGGAAAAAGAAAGTGATGAAGACTTCCTTCACTGTAAAGTCTTACTGGGCCCCCACTCCTAAGAAGATTAGGAAGATTGGGGATGCTATGCTTGGTGTATTTTCTATTACATCTATGTCTTCTATGATTATGGATGTAGAAGAACTAGCTGTAGCTTCTCTTATACTGGGCGTAGTAGGTAAAATACTCACCAACTTCTTCTCAGAAGAACCTGTATATGTACAAGAGGGTGAAGCTGAAGCTCAAACAGATTAATTATGGAACAAGAAAAAGAACCAATGCCAGAAATTTACTTCCCAGACTTTGGAAAAAAACTCAGCCCTAAGGTTATGCTCATCATAGCTGGGGCTCTTATTGTTATTGTACTTCTGATAGCTCTTCTTACACAACCTCCGGTACCTAAGATAGAACATCCTGATGTTATTAAGAAGCAGGTGGACAGTTTAGCTAAAGCTAATGCTGAACTACAAGCTAAACAAGCTGCTTTAGACAGTGCTGCTAGAGTATATGAAGGAGCTATTATAGACCTAGACTGGAAGATCCAGAACGTAGGCAGAGATAAAACTATTATTAAAGAATACTACCACGAGAAGGTAAAAGAACCTAAAGGTTACACTCCTAAACAAGTGGATTCATTCTTTAAGAAAAGATACAACTACTAATATGAAACAATTAATTATACTACTTAGTATTATGCTGTTTAGCTTTTCTTCTAAAGCACAGGTGTCTACAGATAACTCTGTATGCATGCCTGTAGAAGTGGCTAAACAAGTGGCAGCTGATCTCATTGTAGGAGACTCAGCTAAAGCTATGCTAGCTCTTACAGAGAAGGAATTAGACCTTTCTAAAGAGAAGCTTGAATATAAAGACAGCTTAATCCTTACGGCTAAGCTAAAAGAAATCAATTTAATGGACCAGGTGAGAAATGAACGTACCCAGAAGGAAGCATATGTTTCTTTGTACAATGATGCTAAGAACCAATATGCTAATTTAAGTAAGACCTATAAAAGATATAGGACTAAGAAGACCTTTACAGACGTATTGTTTATCACTGGCATCACAGCTCTAACTGGATTACTCATCTTTAAATAAACCAATATGCTTACATCTGCACAATGTCTTAAGAAGTATGGACCTCCTTCAGATTCTAATCGTCACATGGTTATGTGGGACGTACCAGGATTTCTGGAGATAGGTATGATTCCAAAGAGAATCTATTGTAATAAGGATTTAGTTGAGCCTTTATCTAGAGCTTTTCAAGAATTAATTCGTACAGGACATGTTAATGAACTCAAAACTTGGGACGGTTGTTTCAACATTCGTAAAAAGCGTGGTGGTTCTACCATGTCTCTTCATAGCTGGGGTGTTGCT